CGAGCAGATTGATCACTGCTAGACAGCAGTGTCTGCGTCGACCCACTTCATCTTAACAGAAAGGTTACCGGATGAAGACGGTTGCGTCGGATTTCCGACGAGCCAGGCATACAAGCCTGCGCCCGCAGAGATCGAGCCCCTACTTCCCCGCATTACTGCGGTTGGTAGGAGAAACTCTCGTCGTTGTAATTCTTTATTATAACGACTTCGACATCGTGATAGTTCAGCGATGCCGCTCGGTAAACAGTCAAGGCCCCATGGGACCTTGGCATATTCAGCGAGAGTCTCTAACATGGCTAAGCTTGATGAGCAAAGCATACGCTCATTTAGCTCCTTTGCATTTTTAAGCAAAGAATTCCATGCTGGGAGAGAATCGACACTAGAAGCTCTAAAGCGGGTCACTCGAATATCGTGACCGTACATAGTGTATGCACCGCACGACTCCCTTACGGGGGTCTCGATGCATGTTTTTGCACTATTGACTTTAAAGCCGCAGGCTTCTAGCATTTTGACGACGTACATAGCCGATCCCTTTGGAACGATTATGTCGTCACCAAACACGCGTACGGGTAGTCTGCTATCATTGGGATGTATAGCTGATTGAGCTATAGCCCAAAATACCAATGTTTCCATTGGGAAGCAAACCGCAGAACCCATGCTTGCTAAGCATTCCGATTTCTTGATGTTTCCGTTTATTGAAACAGCTCGAGATCGAAAACGCGTTACTAGGCTGAAGACCTCTTTTGGTAAGAGGAGCCTACACAGTTTTAGCGAAACTGTGTCACTTGCATCCTTGAGATCGATTGTTGCAAGATCGCGCCTTTTACAAAGGTTTGCGTTCCTGCTCTGATCATCGAAACGGATGCTCTTCCGCGTTAAAGTGTGCGTATGGATCAAACTACTAAGTACGGACCAGAGGCCTTGTTGGCCAAACTGATTCTCCTTAGGTTCGATGCATATGATCCGAGGACCTCTAAAGTCCTTCGGAACACATACTGCGCGAGCCACACTCTCGGTTTCACCCTTTACAAAGGGGCCGATAGATGGCTCAATCCAACCTAACGTATCTTCTGTAGACGACCTCCAAGTAAATAACTTGGGTGGTAATCCACTGATTCTACGAAAGTTCCACTTTAACAAGTCTTTCTCCTTACAAGCAACAGCCCCTGGGCCATGCTTACCTATGGGATCCTCATCCCATTGGGCTAACATAGCATTGAGCTTGTCACCCTCCATGAGCAAGCTGCGCAGCAAATGCCTCGCAGCATTCAAAAGCCATGAAGGTGCGGTGATCTCTGGTTGTCCAGAGATTCTTTCGGAAAATGCTTTCAAAGCATCTTCGTCCGAGACCAAGGTTCCTAAATCTGTAGCCTTACTATAGGCCAAACATACCTGTCGTATGCAGTAAAATGCATATGATTGCGTACGCTTGCCAGTATCATCTGGTTCAGCGAGGACCCATTTAGGTCTACCGTCATCGTCCCAGGCATCTTGGAAATAATTTCCAAGAAACACAGGAAGACGCGACATCCATCTTAATTTGAAGGTCTGAGGAACCACGATTGGTTTCCCAGTAATCATAGAAATCTCTGCAGCTTTACCCAATTCGGGGAGCGATTTAGAGACGAAAATGATACCTTCAGAGCAAAGCCTTTTTAATAGGTAGTGCTCAGATGGTCTGTTGCATTCTCGGTAGTAAGAAGAAGTTAATGCCAAATCTTTGAGAACGCTCTTATAGAAGGCGAGGACCGGTCGTGGTAAGGTAAACATAAACTACCCCCATTACTAGGTCTAACCTATGGCAGACTTACGCAGCTGCACTCACCCTCTCATCTCTCACGAGAGGGGAGTAACTATGTGAACATCTAGGATTCCGCTCAGGATTACCGAGCGGGTCCAGATAAGTTATGTAAGTGGTTTCCTCTCTCCTGAGAAACTCAGAAGGATTAGGAAGACCAACCGTCGTGCTACCACTAGGCAGCATGACGTCATCGATAAAGTCACGATACGAAATCGTCTCGCGACTC